CCTTGTAAGGTCCAAATATTTTCATTTATCCCACTGTCCTCTCAGTACTAGCAACCCGATGATTGCATAGTTAGCCATATCTTTGAATGAATCCTCAAAGGATTCGTGTTCAGGATTGTTACCACTATCAACTAGGTTATTAATCCTAGCCAACTTATCATGCATACGTACACGTAGTCCATTGATAGCACCGCCAGGAGCATCGGCAATATTCTTAGGACCATAATCTCTATGCTTAGATAATAATAAATCTAATAACTCTTGAAAGGTTAATCCAACTTCGTACTCAAAAGAGGTACCTTTAGGGTCAAGGTCAAGATGCCCTGGGAAATCTCCTTCGAGTATACGTGGAAGCCTTGACTTTCCAAGTGGGTTATAATCTGCCATATTTCTTCACTCTCCATCTTCTTCATTGTTGGTCTCTTCTTCTAATAATATTGCAAGTTCCTCTTCAAAATGACGCATCTCATCAGTGACAACCATCTCTTCAATTAAGCGTTTCATCTTACGAGGACTAGTTTCTGCTGCATATAATGTTGCATATGTAGATTGAGTTATATCTTTAATGGCATCTGGATTGTCTGCATATTTATACATAGTCCTAAGAAATGAACCTACCATGAGTTGATATCCACTAGGTAGTATTAACTTAGGGTCAAAAGGTTGCTCACCATTATCATCTAATAGATGGTCGGTTGCTTCGAATATATTATCAAATTGTTGACCACATATTTTGCATGATGGTATCTTATCAAATTTCATTTAAGCCCACCTTCTGATGGAAGTACGAAGCACCTTCTTGCACGTACATAGAATTAACATCATGTCCGTCTGGTAATTGAATTGTAGTAACTGGCAATTCTCTGGCAAGACTGGTAGCGAATTCTTTTCCAGGCTGGTCGCCATCTGCGAAGACAAAGACTCGCTCAAAGTCCGCCAACAATCGTGTGTAGTGCTTCTTCCAAGAGTTTGCACCTGGGACTCCAACACACGGGATTCCAACGAGAGAAGAAATTGTAAGCGTGTCAATTTCTCCTTCACAGATTCCAATGTAATCTCCTGCACGCTCAATATCAAGAACATTATACATACGAGTAGTAGCCCCAACCATACCCATATACTTCGGTTCAACAGCAGGATTAAGGGAGCGAAAACGCAAATCGACAACCCCAGTCTTGGTAATATACGGTATGGATAATCTTCCGACGAATGATTCGTGTCCGACATCAGGCTCCTCTACTACGCCTAATCGAGCCAGACGTGCTGCTTCCCTTGTTATTCCCCGACTTGCTAGGTAATCTTCCGCCTGATAAATGTTTACTGCGTATCGTGCCGTTGCCGAGTCCAACAATTCCCTCTGCGATTGATTTTGCTTCACGAATATCGACCCTCTCTTGTTTAGCAATTATTTGTAAACTGTTTCCATTCATACCACAAGCGAAACAGTTAAAGATATTTTCCCTTGTATTAAAACTTGCCGAACTATGAGTGTCATCATGGAACGGACATCTAATATTAACTTGTCCACTTGTTCTAGTGGGATTGGCACCGTAGTGCCTGAGTACATCTACAATATCTGGTAGGTCATCCTTCAATAACATCGCCCAACCTAAGTACTAGATAAGCATCGCTTATTGATTTTCCTCTGGCTTTGATAACGACTGCTGGAATAATTGCTTTGCGGTCAATCTGTCTTGCTTCCGCATAATGTGTTGCTTCAAGTTGAGCCTCTTTTGTCCAACCAGAGAGGTCAATGCGACCCGATTGGCCAGGTGCCTTGGCTTCGATGATACCGATGGAGCCGAGGAAATCTGCACGGATTGCAATATCTCCTTCATCTCTTGCACCTGCTCTTGCAAGTCGCTCAGCGTCAAGTCCATTTCGTCTAAAATAATCTCGTAGGTCGGTTTCAAATGTTGCTCCTCTGGCTTTGTGTGATTTCCTAGTTGTCATTTTTTTGTATCCATACTTGGTATTCCTTAGTTAGCAAGTCATATGTTCCTTCATACTTCTCAAGGAAAGCATCGATTGCTGGTCGGGGTGTTGAGTGTGGAGGCAAGTCTTGGCCCCACATGTAATCATCAAAAGCCATGATTCCCTTAGGCTTAAGTACTTTCCAAGCATTCTCTGCATCTTCAGCAACTTGTTCTGATGTATGGTCCCCATCAATATAAATAAAATCAAAGTCACTATCTTTAATCGACTTAAAAAATTCTTTAGAAGTGCTTACAAAGTGAATCACTTTATCATAATGTTGTGTCTTGGTGCGGTAAACATTGAAGACATCTTCGAAGTTAATTGCTTCGTGTTCTTTTTCTTTAGAACCTTTCCAAGTATCAACATCAATTAAAACACTACCACTACCAGTCAGTATGTTATCAAGTAGCCAAACACTAGCATCGCCAGTGTAAACTCCTACTTGCAAAAAACGCATATTAGGTTTATCCTGTAAATGGGATAAGTAAATCTCAAAGTTATATTTTTGTCCATCAAACCAATTAGGATATGTTGTCATGAGTTTTCTGGGATGTCCTCTACATACATGTATTCAGGGTTGAATGCTAACCATGTCATTAGTGTTCCTCCTGCATCCGCTCTACCATATCTGTTTTTGACTGACGCCACGCCCATAGATGTGCCGACAGTTCCAAGTGTACAGATAAGAGCGGGTAATTGGGAAACCTTCCCTTGGATTGCACTTCTTGGTTGACAAGGTGTGCCAGGTACAGCCTCCGAAGTGTGATGTAATACAACAATCGCCGAGTTAGTCGCTCTAGCAAGGTACTTCAACTCCTTCATGATTGCTCGCATTGAAGCGAACTCTTCGCCACCATCTGTGGCAACATCCATTAAGTTATCTAATACAATAAGGGTTGGTGGACAACCCCATAGTTCTTCAAATGCTTGAACCTCTTCATCAATATCTTGAAGGGTTGGTGATGATTCGAATGACCAGACTATATGACTGCCTTTTTGTAGGACTGCTTTAGTCCATCCAACATCAGTATTAAGTTTATGCTCTACATCTGTTTGACTCTTACCTGATATCATAGACGCTAAGCGCATTGCCATAGTATGTGCATTGGTATCAGCGGATATGTAAAGAGTTGGAACATTTGTTTTTAATGCTAGTGCTAGAGCAAGTGTTGATTTACCTGCTCCTGGAGCACCAGCGAACATTGAAACTTCTGAACGCCGTATGATAATCTTGGACGATTCGAATGCTTTGAAACAAGAAGGTAGGGGTTCTCCCCCGATAGATGCTCTACCTACAGACCTGACAAGTGTACGCATTTACGACTCCCCTACCTAATTGTTTAAAACGGAAACTGCTCTGGTTCTAGTTTACTGGCTTGCACTGGTCTGCGCCCTGAGGCATTGGACAGACCCACATCGAGTACGGATTTCCCGTCTTGCTGGAGATTCCCGACTTGAACTTCCGTGCTCCGTGCTGACATGTCGGCCCTGCTGAGCCACCTGGTGGAGCCGATGCCTGGGTTGGAGCCGAGGACGGCGCTGGCCTTGTGCTTAGCGTGGAACTTGGCGTCGATAAAGGGGCGGTATTGCTTGCTCCCACCACCAACTTAGCAACCGCTGCAATTTGCGTTGCGTAGTCTCCGATACCTTCTAACAGCACACTTAATTCATCTGCTGTATTAGCACGGACATTTATCATATCTCCTGATGGAGTTTTATATGATACTTGTAGTTTCCATTCTTCTGCCATTATTTCTCCTTCTTTGTTGAGAACTCACAATGAGCGGTGAGTCCGCACATGTATTGACAAGAGTTTGTGTTGGGCAAGAATATTCCTGCTTTACGGGCTTTGTCAAAACCTTTCACTAAGAACTCCATCTTGTCATAGGTATAGTCCGATAGGTCTACCATCTCTACAGTATTGCTACCTCTAGCCATATAGTAGTTACCCCAGTTGACTTCAATACCAAACGTCTGCTCTAGACCAAGTTTATAAAAACCTAGTTGAAGCGTACTGCTTGGTGTATTTTGTGATGTTTTTAAGTCAACGATAACTAAGTGACCATCGACATCAAATACTCTGTCGATAACCATCTTGATTGGTACATCAGCAACTACTGGAATCAATTCCAATTCGATTGCTGGTCGGCCATCTGGTGCAGTCCAAATCTTCCAATTAGGATTCTGTTTACGCCAAGCAATGTATTGCTCAACCCACATTGGTCCAGATGATTGCCAAAATGTAATATCTTCTTTGTTGGGATTAGCCTTGGTAGAACGACCACCAACTCTTGCATTGGTTAGGTCAATACCTTCGGCTTCTTTGTCCCATGCTTTTTGCCATAGTGTCTGGCTCATGGGTTCTCCCTATCGTAGTATTCACAAGCAAGGTGGAATGCTGAACCTCCAACAGACCATACAGACGGCTCTTCTTTTTTCTCAAGAAGTCGTCCAAGATAGTATTGATATCCACAGGTTAGAAAGGTACTAAACGCACTGTAGGATATATGCTCTGGTAACGTGTATTCTTCTAGTTCGATTGACATTGGTGTAACTATAAGGGATTGGTTGAGATTATGGAAATACTTAACTATTTACATGTAGGGGTTGGTATGTGTATAATTGTAATATAATATATAATATAATACCCCGAAGGGGTTCATTAATATATGTTATAATATATAATTATATACTATAATAGGAGAACTATGTCAACTACTTTCTGGGCAGTATTTCTAGGTGTATCGCTAGCGTATATAGTCACAACCCTAATCGAAGGGCTTGTCGAGGAGTATCATCTAAGGCGACATACCAAGTATCTAGAGTACCTAGAGGACTCAACTGATGACTTTTTTGAGGAATTGAAGGCAACTAAAAAGTAAGCAGAAACGACAAAAGACCCCCTAGCCTAGTATCTCTACTGGGTCAGGGGGTTTTCTTGTCTAAAAAGGGCCTTTAAAGGCTAATTAGGGGTATTTAATTGGAGCCTATGCCGTACTCTTTTTCGGTCTTATCAGCCCATTTAGCCAATGGGGCAGCCAATGCGCCAATTAGGATTGCTTGCTCTGGGGCTAGGTCGGCAGCAAGGGCTAATCCCATTGTGATTGCTGATGCAACTACTGCACGGACGTAAGATTTAAAAGCAGCCTTTGTCTTAGGGTCTTTTAATTTAGCAACTAAGTCTTTCATTTGTTCTCCTTCTTTGGCAATGGCTTGACTACAGCCTTTACCTTGTTGAGTGTTGTTACCTTTCCCAGCCAAGGGAACCAGGGCGATGTGTTATTACCTTGATTATCTTTGATGGAAATATGTAGGTGTTTATTGTGTGGATTGCTACCAGTATATCTAGACTCACCATTCTTGATGGACCAAATCTTACCAGTAAATATTAAGTACTTAACTCTTGGGTCTGACTGTAACTTTTCATAAAGGTCAAAGCAATCAATACCATTGGCTGGGTCGTGAGTTAAGTCTACGGCGTAGCCTGTATTGTGGTCTGAGTTAGGACTCTGATTTAAATGAGCAGCAGATGGAAGCAGACCATCGCTTGCTTTCTTCCGCTTGGGCCTTAGTGCTGTCGCTTGGCGCAACACAGCAATCGCAGCAGGCGTGGCTCTCTTGGCAACAGTTTTCATTCATACTCATTTCTTCAATGCTTGCAGTACTAAGTCTGTTAAGAATTCTACTTTGTCGTCCAGTTTATTGACTTTATCTTTTAGGCTTGAGCCACCATTGGGACGGAGTTCAGATAGATAGTATTTAACTAAGTGTCT